CAGCACCGAACTTCTGGCGTGTATGAAATGCTTTGGTGTACACAGCTTCGGCTCGGCGCTTGCGTCCTTCTCGTAGCTCGTTGTCGACTGACTTACGATTCCTGTTCCGATACTTTGTCTGCAATGTAAAACTCCTTTGCCCACATGATTAGTTGCTGGCGACCAGACTCACCTTTGCGTTTGCGATGGTCGGTAAAGATCAAGCCTTTCTCTTTGAGTTGCTTGTATCTAGCAGTGATTGTGCTGTATCGATGGTTTGGTAAGATGCGCAGCACATCGTCTGATATGCAGCCATCAGCAGAAAAGCTGGTGATTGCAGCTAATACAATGCGTTCCATCTTGCTGACATCAAGCTGCTCGGCAGCGTCATGGCTGGTGCTTGGGTCATCACGACGAGCAAGCTTGTACGCTGGTGTCTCTGGAAAATCTGGCTGGTCTAATCCCAGCTTGTCAAACAGATCGTTCATTGATTGGTTCTCCTAGTTTCTGATTGATAAACATGACACACGCGTCGTGTTTGTATTCTAATCGACGCCAGTCTTGTTCAGTGTAGTGGTCACGATCTTTGAGTTGTATCTCAAAGTGGGTAGCGATTGAGTCCATCAGGTAATGATACAGTTCGTATCTCATCAGGTTCTCCATTTGCGCCTCCATAACTCAGGCCATACTGAGTGCTTGCCTATTGCTGGCTTTTTAACAACTGATGGCCTGATGTGTACCTCGTCTCCTTGTGACTTGTTGCCTTGGTATTGTTCTTCTTGGAAATGAACATCGACTGGTCCAAAGAACATAGTGTCAAAGTCAGGGTCTATGACTGTGTGATACTTCCACTTTGTGTTTGCCATTCGTCTATCTCCAAAGCTGTCTCAAGAGCATCATCATCTGATCTTGCGTAAACTTGTTGATACACAATGTAAGACTGCATCACGACTAGATGATCGCTGTCACAGAAGGGGCAGAAGCCCCCGCTGTCTTCGCTATAGTGCTTGAGATCATGATAGTGTTCGATCTGCGCTTCGCAATCTTGACACTCATAATACTCACGGCTCAAGGTGTGGAATGTAGTCATCCAATTCCTCCATTGGATTGGCTGCCTCCCATGCTTTGGTCGCGCGATCTATAAATTTCTTGCGATCAAAGCGTGGGTTGGTTGCAGCTAGCTTGTCAGCCATGTCCTGTATTTTTGATGGCCAAGGCAAGAGTGGTGCCACATTGTCTGCAATGTATTCAAAGTGGCGTTGCTGCATGAGCGACATTATTTCACCTCCTTGATTGATGGGTTGATTGGTTCGGCAACGAATCGGTCAAGTGACTCGTGATACTTGTTGCTGATGCTGTTCAGCGAGTGAAGGGCTGTCTCAACATCGTAGCGAAAGGCATCTTTGCCTGTGTCGTTGATGTTGTCTTTGGCCCTGTCGAGGAGGCCGATGGCCCCCTCGATCAATACGATAAATGGTGTGGACATGATGTCTCCTATGCAAGATGCCAGTTGGCTGGCTTGAGTGCTTTGATAAGTAGGTTCTCACGATTGCGTCTAGCAACATGCGGTGTGTTGCTGTCACCAGTATGCGTAGACCAGTGGGTGCAAGCGTTGTACAAAGCCCACTTGTTTTGACCGAGTTGAACTTTCTCTTTGTTCCACTGGCGGCAAAGCTGCTCGTAACGACGCTCATTGATCTTGATGCTATCGTCTTCTTTTGGGTAACGACACAGCTTCATCTTGAAAAACATGAAGGCCATCTCGTCATTAACATGTGTACGCATCCAGCTTTTGTACACATCCTTGTCCTGCATGAACGTCTCAAGACCAGCAACGATCTTGGTGGTGCTGCCTTTGACATTCACATTGGTGGTGTGCTTGGCCCATGTATTAGCTACAGTCATGGCATTGGTGCAGCCATTCTTACACCAGAGCCTGTGACCACGACTGGTCTGCTGGAATGCCCAGCTACCATCGTAGCTATTGTAAAACAGGATCTCGTGCTTGATGACATCGCCAACATCAGGTTCGATCACCAGATCGTTGAACAAGAATCGACCACGCATCTTGGCTCCACCGTCGAGTGTATCGATAGTCAAGTCATAGTCACGGCTGATGCCTGACTCATGTACAGCATCGACCATTGCATTTACGACAGTCATGTTGGTGATTGGCTTGTACTTTTTTCCGTGAACACCCAGCACTTGATTGGTGTCAGTGCGCACGACTGCTCGTGCCATATTTTCTGGCACCTCAACATTGTCGGTGTAGATTGATGATGCGTGTAAGCTGCACATCTCAACTGGGAAATGCCACAGATCTTCTTTGACGATAGTTCCGTCCATTTTGGTTCTCCTTTATTTCTGGACAATTTTAACATCAGACTCTTGTTCGCCTGATGAATCGAGTGAGACATTGAGTTTGCTTACAGACCCAGATGCACCAACAGCTCTCATTGCTACTGGTTGCTTTGGTGATTTTTCATAATGAAACTTGTAAGAAAACTCTTTGCCTTCTTCGTCATAGCCACGCACCTCCATTACACAACCATCGTTCCTGTGAAACATCACACATAAACCTGAGTCGATATGCTTGGATGGTTTGAAGCTAAGTTTTTTGCCTTGTGGTTCTGGCAAATCTTTAACTTTACAAACCTTAATATCTTGAGTTGTTTCTATTGCATTGAGTTGCGTGTGACGCATCTCAGCAGATAATCTAAAGGCATCCATTTTGGTTCTCCTTGTTGGCTACTCAGCCATTATGCGGGTGATCCCGCCGATGATGGCGGTCCCTATACCGCCGATAAGACAAGCAATCTGAATCATAAATTGCTTGTCAGTCATTGGCATTGATACATCGTCAACCATCATCGAACCGATGATGAGTGCGGTCATGCCAATTCCGATTAGAATGTTTGATAGTGTTTTCATTTGCTTAACCTCCTACTGCAAGTATGCAGTACCTTTGTATTTAATCAAGAACAAAATTCTTGCCCAGTATTTGAACCGTGCAGCTTTGATTTACTCTGGCTGGTTATGTCTTCCCAGATGCAGGGCCATACCGGCAGAGAAAAAGCCCCGCAGCCGAAGCTGCGAGGCTGTGTCAGCCGGTTAAGCTGACTTGGAGAAGAAGGAACCAGCATCTGCGGTGGCTGCTGCGTTCTGCTTGGCAGTTGCAACCTCATCTGGGAACATCTGCTGTTGCGCCTGCTTGAGGTAAGTGAGCATCTCTTCTGAGACGCTCTGCTGATCGTTGTGCCAGTTCCAGTCCCGCTCCCACTGGAGGAGTTGTCCGGCATCGAAGGCTGGCGCACCCTCGACATCGCCGTGTCTGTTGGCGTTCATCTCAGCGCCTTTCTCGAAGATCTGTGTCTTGATCTCTTCCTTCTTGTTGATTGACCATTCCAGATGATCGATGAACTTCTGAATGTGGTACTGAACTGATCTGTTTGTTGTGTTGTTTTGTTCAACAGCAGCAAGAGAAAAGATGTTGGTCAGGTTCTTGGCAAGTCCATTTACATTTGATTGCTTTGACATTAGTCACTCCTTAGCAAAGAGGCGAGACGATCCCGCCTTACGAGATCTACCAATCACGACTGGCAGACGGAATCCAGTCAGGCTCGGCCGGCATTGGCATGGTCGCCCCAGCTATGCTGGGTAGGCGACCACCAATGGGCGAGACTGGATTCAGGCTGGCAGTTGATGATTGGTTCAGATCTCTTGGCGGGTTGGGTCGTCTCTTTGGTTAGGTGTGCTATGTCAATGCTAGCAAATGTGGACTTGGCAAGGTTCTGCCAACAGCTTTTCTCGCAGTCTGATGTTGTTGTGGAGCATGAATATACTTGAGGTATATCCCCCCTATCCTGCGCGTGTTGCAATGCGCCGCGCAACGTCCGTCAGTGCTGCGATTAACAGATCGCAGCGCTGTCGCAACGGCCGCTGGCGCGTACATAGGCCACGCGCACAGAACAGGTATAGCAGTCCTCAGACTGCGGCGAGGGCTGAGTGAGATATATTTGCATTTAGTGGGTTGACATAGGGTTGACAGATCGTCCACTTTGGGGGGGAACACAAGGGGGGGCAACAGTCAGGTGTGAGTATGACAGAACTAGCTAGACCATTAACAGGTAAACAGATGGCTCTTGTAGATACGCTCGTAGCTGATGGATGTAGCATCAAAGAAGCGGCTGGCAAAGCCGGATACGCTGAAGGTGAAGCCGGAAGAGTGAGTGCCAGTAAGGCTTTGCGGCAGCCGCATGTACAGCAGTACATGATGCTGAGAGTGGGTGAGAGCCTCGGTCTCAATGCTACTGTAGCTGCCTCTAAGCTGCTTAACTTAGCTCGTGGAGCTAAGTCCGAGTATGTCCAGCTCGAAGCGAGCAAGGACATACTAGATCGTGCTGGCTTCAAGCCAGCCGATAAGCAGCTGCATATGCACGCTGGGGAAATTAAGGTTAGTATAGACCTCGGCTAGGGCGTGGGGGGGTCCAAAAGACGGCACGTCACTGTCACTAGTAGTCCCACACAGACATTATAGGCAAAAAAGGCTCGATCATGTGTACAGGCGGAAATCCCGGCGGGGGAACATCAGAAAATTTAAATCCACCGAGGGTTCGCAAGGCTCCTGCTAGGGAAGTTAGTGGTCCTGCCTCTGCCAAGCAGCGTGAGGTTGGTGTGAGTTACAAGCCTTCTGGTGGCATAAGTCCGGGTGCTGTTCGTGCAATCACTGGCAGTTATTCTAAAAGCAGCCCTCTTAGTGACGTAGCTGTTGGTAACATTGCTGGGCGTTCTGACATTACCAAGGAGCAGCTTGGTGATTTACAGACTAGGGCGACTGTAGGCACTAGGGGTTTAGGCAAGGCTGGCACTGTTGGTGGTATATTGAACACTATTGGCACTGCTTCTGCTGCTCGTTTGATGGATAAGTTGAAGAGTGACACGCCGACTATTGGCAAGCTGGGTGACAAGCCTAGCTATAGTGTGAAGCCTGTAACGACCAAGACTGGTTCTATTGTTGGCGTTACTGAGCCGGGTACTTTTGGTAGCCGGGTTTATTCTGGGCGTCCTGACATGAATCCTATGGCTTCCAAGAAACAAGAGGATGACACTCCTGCTCCTGCTCCTAAGCCCAAGGTTGAGGAGCCTGTTGTTGATGTTGAGCAGATGGGTAGTGATCGCAGGGCCACAACAAAGAACAGGCGTGGCGGTGGTCGCAGGACTTCTTTTGGCACAAGGGCTAGTCTGATTAACTTGAGAAATGTTAGATGAGCAAGACTCCGGCATGGCAGCGCAAGGAAGGACAGAATCCTCAAGGTGGCCTCAACGCTGCCGGACGCGCATCATACAAGCGGGAAACCGGCGGCACACTCAAAGCCCCAGTAAAGGGCAGGGCGAAGACACCACAGAGCAAGAGGCGGCAGGGCAGCTTCTTGGTAAGGATGGGCAGCGCCAAGGGTCCGCTGATGAAGGATGGGAAGAAGACACGATTGAAGCTCTCACTAGAGGCATGGGGGCATCGTGGTGACAAGGCTAGTGCTGTACGCAAGGGTCGTTCTTTGTTAGCCTCTTACCAGAAGTCTAAGGAAAGGGCTAAGGCATGAAGTCAAAAGCAAGAACATTGATTGGCAAGCAAGAGAGCAATCGTATTAATGCTCGATTGCAACCAGCAATTCAAAATTTAATATCGGGCAAAGATGATGTTAGTGGCAATGCTCTTACAAGCTCCGAAACAAAGCGGTATGTTAGAGACATTAAAAATGCCATAGACATTGGAATGATTAGCAGAACTAACGCAAGGGTTAAGTCTGCTCTTGCCGCTGCAATGAAATAAGGAACTGTGTGATGCCTAACGTAATGGGAAAGAAATACGCCTACACCGCCGCAGGAAAGAAAAAAGCCAAGAAAGCTGCTCGTTCTTTGCTGACTGCTGCACAGAAGAAGCTGCCGCAGGATTTGCAGGATAAAATTACTAAGAGCAAGATGCGCAGTGCCTAAGTATCAGTTCAGAGACGGTACTCCGTATGATGGGCCGTATTTTATTATGCAGGACGGTAGGGTTCTGTCTGGTGCAACTTACACACGCGACTCAAAGCGTCTAGTGGAGATGGAAGATGGCGGTCAACGAAGCGGGGAATTACACGAAGCCAGCGTTGAGGAAGCGCCTATTCAACCGCGTAAAGCGCGAGGGAAAGGGCGGAAGCCCCGGTCAGTGGTCAGCAAGAAAAGCGCAGCGTCTGGCTCTCTTGTATAAAAAGGCTGGCGGTGGATACACTAGCTGATGGCAATGGCAGATTCACAGAAATCCCTAAGAGCATGGACGCGACAGAAATGGCGCACCAAGTCAGGGAAGCCTAGCACTCAGGGCAGCAAGGCTACTGGTGAGCGGTATCTCCCTGCTGCCGCCATCTCTGCCCTGAGTGACGAAGAGTATCGGCGCACCAGCCGGAAGAAACGCGCTGCCGTAAGGCAAGGCAAGCAGTTCTCAAAGCAACCTAAAAGCATTGCTAAAAAGACTGCGAGTTATAGATGACACAACAAACTGCTTACTACCTTTGTGATGATTGTGGCGATACATGGATTACAAGCTGGGGTAAGGATCGACAAATTGAAGACATGCGCGATTATTGTCAGACATGTACTATTTCTTCAAACTACACAAAGACACCTGTTCTTGAGCCATTTCATGTAACCAATGTTTCTAAAGAGGAACATAAGGCATGAGTTTCCTGCACACACTTAAACCAGAAGAGCGAGAGATCCTGCGCAGGGTGGTGAAGAAAGTCCACCTTGTTCACCACCCGAAAGAGTTTGTTACTGACCGCGAGGCCGACAAGGTTATCGCGGCTATTGGTCCAGAGGTGGTTGATCGGATGATTAAGTTCGGCAAGGATCAGAAGGTTGACCAACTTTAGCTACAAGCCTGACGGCAACACCCTCAAAGCATTTATGAAAGACAATACGTTCTTTCGTGGCATCAGGGGGCCAGTAGGCTCTGGCAAGTCGGTTGCTTGTTGCGTTGAGGTCTTTCGCCGTGCGCTAGAGCAGAAGCCAAACAAGGATGGTGTTCGGCGCAGTCGATGGGCAATCATCCGAAACACCAACCCACAGCTTAGAACAACGACAATTAAGACTTGGCTTGACTGGTTTCCAGAGGATCAGTGGGGCAAGTTTATGTGGTCAGTGCCATACACACACAACATCAGGCAAGCTGATCTGGAACTTGAGGTTATCTTCTTGGCCCTTGATCGCCCCGAAGATGTAAAGAAGCTGCTCTCATTGGAACTTACTGGCATCTGGATTAACGAGGCCAGAGAAGTGCCAAAGTCTATTATTGATGCGTGTACTATGCGTGTGGGTCGTTTCCCTTCTATGCGTGAAGGTGGGCCATCATGGTCAGGTGTGATTGCTGATACCAATGCACCAGAGGAAGATCACTGGTGGCCGATTATGTCTGGCGAGGTGCCTGTTCCTGATCACATTCCTCACGAGCAAGCGCGTATGCTGGTCAAGCCAGACAACTGGAACTTCTATGTGCAGCCATCTGGTATGCGTGAGAAGATAGATAAGAACGGCAATGTTCTGGATTATGAGTCAAACAAAGGTGCTGAGAACGCCAAGAACATGCTTGAGAGTTATTACTCAAACCTTATTCGAGGCAAAACTAAAAGCTGGATTGATGTGTATGTAATGAACCGTCTTGGCACTATCCAAGAGGGTAAGCCTGTTTATCCAATGTTTAATGGTGAGACACACATTGCTACTGAAGAAATACCTATTGCTGCTGGTATTCCGTTGTACATTGGCATCGACTTTGGTTTGACACCCGCTGCTGTGTTTGGGCAGAAGGTACGCGGTAGGTGGCTAATCCAAGCTGAGATTGTGGCGATTGATATGGGCATTGTGCGCTTTGCTGAGATGTTGCGCCAAGAGATTGCTACTCGTTTTGGCGATCTTGATGTGCATATTTTTGGAGATCCGGCTGGTGACTTCCGTGCGCAAACCGATGAAAGCACACCGTTCCAAATCTTACGCGGTGCTGGCCTACGCGCACAGCCCACACACAGCAACTCAGTAGATCTGCGTCTTGAGTCAGTATCTAGTAATCTGAATAAGATGGTTGATGGTAAGCCAGCCTTCTTGATTGATCGTCGCTGTCCCACGCTCATCAAAGGATTTGAGGGTGGCTATAGCTATAAGCGACTGCAAGTATCTGGTGAAAGGTTTGATGACAAGCCTGAGAAAAATATGTATTCGCACATACATGATGCTCTGCAATATCTAATGTTGGGTGCCGGTGAGGGGCGTCAGCTTATCTCTGGTCAGAAGCCAGCAAGAGCATTTAATGCCAAGAAAGAGTTTGATGTGTTTGCCAGAAAGCCAAAGCAACAAAAACGCAGTGGCTTGTGGGCAAGGATGTAAGATGATACAGGTTAGTAAAGGAGACTGACATGTGCATTGGTGGCGGCTATAGAGGTCCAGCAGTAGATCCAGAAGCAGAAGCTGAACAGGAGCGTAGAAAAGAAGCTGCGCTTTCTGAGAAGCGTGAGCGTAAGCAAGAGGCTCTTGCTGAATCTGTAGAGGCTACAAGCAGGGGTTCTGGTCGTCGGTCTTTAATTACTGGCTCTGGCGGTGGCATGGGCTATTTTAATGAGTATAACAGATGATTGTAAATACTGACGCCGGACAAGCCACATACAGCAACGATAAACTTGCTGGCATGTACATGAAG